TTCAGCGTCATGTTGAGTGCAGGGGAAGCGCCAGTACGGAAATACAGGTTGTTGGCATACAGGTTCATATTTCCGTAAGCCGAGGTGCTACGGTTATAGACCTGAATTGCTCCGTTAGATCCTGTAATCTCCACGCCCTGTGCGCCAGCATTGCTGACAACAAACTGAGCAGAAGGCGAACCCCCTCCCAAACCAATCCCCAGCCCCGTGCTGGTGAGGCGCATTTGTTCGACATTACTTACAGCAAATGTTGTTGTTCCTCCACCAGCATTAAAGTTTAAATTCATGCCAATACCAGTTTGCAAATCAAATCGGTTTGCCGTTCCTGCATAACCAATATAACCTTTTGCACCTACGCTGTCATACCAACGAATGTAACTTGTGCCTGTAGTCGTAAAGTCACCAGATGATTGCAACTTGAATTGTTCGCCACTAGACGAAATTAACAATTTGCTCCCATCAAACGTCAGCGCACTACCGCTCGTCGCCACATTGGAGCCGTTGAGGTACAGGACTCCGTTGGCGGTACCTCCGGAGAGGGTGACGTTGCCTGTGGCAGAGAGCGTAGTAAACGCTCCTGTGTTCGCTGTAGTGGCCCCAACAGTACCGTTATGAGGGCCGTTAAACGATCCTGCAACCGTCAAGACATCCGTTGTCTTGTTGTAAGTAAGACCAGCGTCGCCGCCAAAAGATCCACCGTCGTTAAACTGTACTTGCGTGTCAGACCCACCAGGGGTTCCACTACCACCACCAGTAGCACTAAGCGTTCCTGAGCTATAACTAAGACCAGAACCAACCGTCACATTACTAAAGCCGCCTGAGCCATTGCTGCCGAGTAGCTGTGATGATGTTCCCGTCGTAGCGGCAGCATAGTCAGTCCCTGCTGCTGCATTGCTAAAACCTCCTGAGCCATTTCCTTTCAGGATTGCAGAACCAGAAGTCGCAGGGGCGTAGTCCGTACCAGACACAGCAGCCGCAATCACACCTGTAGAAGCCTTAAGCAGACCCGTGGTTGTCGCTGCTTTTATAAAATCCCCTGTTGTACCGTCAAAAAGCGCAATCTGACTATCTGTTGCAGACGCAGGCCCGACTACATCACCAGACCCACCACCACCACCAGATACCGTATCCCAACCTAGTGCAGTTCCATTCCACTTCAGATATGAGTTGGTGACAGTTGGCGCAGCAACGAATGTTGTTGTTCCAGATGCGGACTGATAAGGGACTCTGTTAGCAGCACCACCTGCGAGGTTCGTGGCTGTAGTTGCAGACGTTGCAGATGTTGCAGTTGCAGCATTGCCGGTAATACTGATGTCCCAAGTGCCAGAAGCACCTGATCCCGTGGTAGATGGGACACTAAGGTTTGTACGCGCATCAGCCGCTGTAGAGGCTCCAGTGCCACCGTCAGCAACAGCAAGATCAGTGATACCTGATATAGCTCCACCTGTGATAGCTACCGAGCTTGCCGACTGTGTAGCAATAGATCCTAAGCCTAGATTGGTTCTAGCGTCTGCTGCTGTAGAAGCCCCTGTACCGCCATCAGCAATGGCAATATCAGTGACTCCTGTAATCGATCCTCCGGTAATAGAAACACTGGATGATGCTTGAGTTGCTATAGACCCTAAGCCTAAATTAGTTCTTGCTGTTGATGCAGATGCTAAGTCTGAAAGATTATTAGACCTAAAAGCATAAGTTGTATCTGCTCCGGTTGCAGTAATACCAAGATTGGTTCTAGCATCAGCCGCTGTAGAGGCTCCAGTACCTCCATCAGCTACCGCTAAATCTGTGATACCAGCGATACTACCACCAGTAATAGCAACAGCACTGGCTTCTTGGTTACCAAGCGAACCAACAATTTTCTGTACCGCAGCACCGTCACCAACATAAAGTTTTTTATCCGTGACATTAACTGCTAATTCTCTTTCAGCAAGCGTTAAAGGCTCTGCTGCCGCTGTGCTAGATCCTTTTATCTTGATCGTAGGCATTATTAATCCTCTTTGGTATTCTTAGTAACCTTTTTGGATTCTACTTTTTTATCTTCTTGTTTAACTTCTTCGTATTCTTGATGCTTACGCATCTGTTCAATGTCGTATTCCCACTCAAAGCCTACTACTGTTCCTGATACTTTACATTTAAAATAAACCATAGTAACCTCAATATATAATTAGAGGGGCTGTGTAGCCCCTCTATAGCCTATTTAGGCAGGTACTGCAATGGGGAACATCGAAGTTGGAACACTTGATAGATCACCCTTACGAAGGAGAGCAACACCGTAGAGCATGTCAGCAGTGTATAGCGTAGATAGATACTCTTGCTTATACTGAGTCTGCGAACGAATGCCCATTTGCTCTGCAAGCACTGCTGCATCTTTGTGGAAGATCAAAGCAATACGTGCAGCACCGGTAGCGGTATCACACTGAGGTGTAACAAACACTTTGATGCCATAGACATCACCGATCTGACCATTACGGATGGTGTTACCACCAGCAGTTTCACCGACAAAAGCTTGCTCAGTAAAGCGAGCAATACCCATCAATGTGTTACGGCTGGAAGGAGGAACAACGAGAACACGATTATCCATAGGAACATCGTTGTCATCCAAACGCTGGATCATACGACGAATACCGCTATCAGTTAGTGCTGATGCGTTAGGAGATGCGCTGTTGTAAGCAGTGCTACCATCACCACCAATGTATGCGTTAGCATAAGCAGCTGTACCAGCACCGTTGTTTGACGAACGACCAAGCTGGATAAGATCGGTATCAACCTGACGAGCAAGTGCATAACCTGCGTCTTCAGTGTAGAAACGACGAAGTGAAGACAAAGCTTGTACTTCAACGATATCTTCGATGAAGCGGCTATATTCGAAGTGCTTGTTCAAAAGAACTTGAACTTCAGTCTCAACATCAGCCTGGATGGTAACAGCAGTATTAGCAGCTTTAGCAGCAGCAACACCACGGGTTGGAACGGGAATATGAAGTGTATCGCCTTTCTTACCTTTCATGCTCATCTTGTTGACGAGATTCGCCATAACAAGAGCTTTCTTGTAAGAAGCAACAATTTCATCTGACCAAATTTCAGGGATAAATTTATCCGCATTGGTCTTGTTAACGATGGAGGAACTACCTCCAGGATAAGTAACTGCAGCCATTTTAAACTTCCTTTAAAAATTAAGTTATCTAACACGTCCTTCAGCATATGCCTTCATAATATCTGGTTGAAGGTACATATAGCGATCAGGATCAGTCATTTGGAGCCGAATAAGATCTGCTCGACGATATATTTTATTGCTCGTTTCACCGGTACTACCACTAACTGCCATTGTAGCTGCTTTCAAAGTTTGTTCATTCTGCTGTTTAAGTTGCGTTGCTGCATTGTCTACAGCTTCTTTCTTAGCATTCTTAATAACTTTAAAGGTACTAAGCAACTCATTAGCAGAATCAAAATCAAATTGTTTATCTGCTGCTATCAACAATCGTTGACGTACTGGTGACTCGTTAACCCAACCAGCAAACTCAGGATCTTTTGCAATATCTAAGTAGTCTGGGTGAGCTTGAGCTAACCTGTTTGCAGTTTGCATTCTAGCCACTTCTGACGCAGCCATTTGAGCTTGACGTACAGCAGGGTGTGAGGAAACTGCTTTATTTACTGCCTTCACAGGATCGGCAAAAAAATCAACATCATCTTCGACGGCTGCAGGTGTTGTAGCCTGTTGTGGAGTGATTTGCCTTTTGATTAAAGAATCAGCCAGTTTACGAACTTCACCAACTTCTTGTGCTTGACGACCAATAAGCTTTTCAGCTTCTTGATGCATCCGTATAATATCGTCTAACGATTTACCCTTGTACTTCTCAGGGATCGCAGGTTCTTCCTGAGTTGGTGCTTCTTCAGTTTTAGCTTCTTCAGCTTGAAATTCGTCTTGTACTTCTTCGTTATCAATAGAATCTACAAATTCAGCCATCTGCTTCTCCTAGTCGGGTTTAACCCAATTGTTAGGAATGTTAAAATGTCTAAGGTTACCCTTCATAATAGGACTTAGACTCCGCTACTTTGGTAGCTTCTATGTGGTTTTTAGTCCAACGATCTGCTGCTGTTGGGAAACTACCGCTATATCCCTCTAGTTTGATCCTTGGTGCTGTTAACCTCTTATACGCTACCTCATTACAGTGAGGGCAATCTACTGCACCCACCAATAAATCTACAAAGTGTTCACTCATGTGTCCTTGTGAGCACTCATAATCATTCATTACTTTCATGTTGGAGATCCTCGTAGACTTTTTCTGACATTGCTTTTAACGTCAGGAGCCAATCTAGGATGTCTAGTTGACCTTGTTTAAAGTAAAGATCTTCAGTTGTTTTGATGGAAGACACTTTATCAATGCTTTCTCTGATGTTCTGAGCATCTTCTAGTAGGTCAAACCACCCTTGTGATGCAAACATACTGAATCTATCTTCATAGTATCTTTGTAATTTTTCATCCATGTTGTAATTTTACCACATTTTTTTATTTTTGTCAAGTTTTTAGTTCATAGCATCTTGACGAGTTTGTTCTCTGACAATATTTACTTTAGAGTCTATGTCTTTCTCTTTCAACATCAACTCAGCAATTTTAACCCTACGTTCAAATTCTCTATTAGGATCATCAATGTTGGTTGACGCAGCTTGAACAATGTCAACACGTAGCTTTTCAGGCATCAATTGAGCCTCTACAGAGGCTTTTTGAGCTTCTGCTGTAGCTTTCTGTGCTCTGGCTTGTTTTTCCTGCACATCAGCCTGCTGAGTGGCTAATTGAAGCTGTGCTGATTGCTGTTGAAGCTGTTGTGCTGCAGGATCAGGCTGTGACATCTGAGTAAGTTGAGCTAACAATGATTCTCTGTTTGGTAAAGATGAAGATTCAATGATTCCTTGCAGCAATACTGGTGTAATAGGACTGTTTGGTCCTAGTGTTGACATTAAAGCCATCATTTGAGCCTGTTCAAACTCTCTAGCAACCATACCCATAGTAGCAGTAGCAACAAAATCAAAGTCTTTTACTGGGTAACGGTTAGGAGCAAACTGCATATAACGCCATGCAGCCTTTTGAACGAACGGAATAAGGAAATCTTCTTGGAAATTAATCAAAGCTCTACGATTTTTCTTTAACAAAGACCCTATAGCCATTGCTAAACCAGCTGTTGCTGCCTCTCCACCAGATACTTGAGCAGGTAAATTAGCTGAATCAAGTGTACCTGTAGCCTGAAGCATCATTCTTTCAAAGATTTGTGCTGTTTCGATGTTTGATTTGTCAGTAACACCAAACTTTAAAGGCTGTAGAATCTCACTAGGAGAGCCATTTGTTAGAATACTCTTTCCTGGTTTGATCTCAAACTTAAAGCCTCTAGGCATTCTTGTAGCATCCATACCCATCATAGGTGCTGATGTATAGCCTAAGCTATCTACGTGACTACGAATCTGTGCATCAACAGCTTTTTGCATGTTGTATGCTTTTTCAGCAGTTCCTCTACCCCAGAAACGACCAGGAACACTATCAGCCTGTGCTGCAATAACGGCTCTGTCTTGCATCATAAAAGGATTAGGCTCTGCTTTTAGTAAAGTAGAACCATTAGCAATAACAACTAAAGCCTCTACAAGATCTGTATAAGAGTCTTCTTCACTTAATGTAAACTTTTCAGGATCTTCTAACAGTGCTTTAGGTACTAATCCATAGTATCTGAGCAATAACACCCTATCTTGTTGTGGGTATGTTAGTTCTTGTGTTTCCTCTAAATCAGTATCAACAGGTGCATCACCAACATAAACATCTTTGTAAACACCATTAGCTTGTGCCTGAGTTACTACATGCCTACCAACAAACTGTTCAATAGCACATCCCATTGCTTCTTCAATAGTTTGTGCATCAGGATCAATTAAAAAGTTCTTTGGATTAACAGGTTGTAATGCTACTGATATCCTATTGTTCTCAGTAACACCAATCATATTTAGTCCAGGCCTTGCTGAAGGCTGTGTACTAGGTGATAAGTTCTTTACTTGTTTAACAACAATCTCACCAATCAAAGTACCGTACAACTCACCATAGGTAATGATCTGGCTGATACTTTTACGTACCTTATCTTTCTTAAAATCTTCAATAAGATTACGTCTTAACACCTCTATATCAGCTTTGTCTTGATCTGCGATGTCATCACTGATATCAAAGAACTCTGATTTACCGAACACAGCTTCTTCAAGTTCTGCTTGTTTGTTGTCTACTGCTTGCTGCAGTGCAGGACTTATAAGCTTTGATCGCTCTGATGATCGTGTCTTATCTTCATCAGCATAAACACCACGCCATAAACGTTCATACTCTTGCCAACGAGGTAAGTAGTTCTCATCTCGATGATCTCGCCAGCGATCACATTTATCCATCACAAACGCTACTAAAGCATTTTGTGGTGTGGTTTCTGATTCAAAATTCATAGTCAATATCCTGATATTGGGTCTAGGACTTCAAACTCTTCTTCATCAATCTCTTGATGCCAGTTAGCGGTTTGAATTTGGTCAATATAGCTTAAAGCATCAATCAAATCATCATGAGTTTTTGAGTCAGGGAATAACATAAGCTGATCGATGAACTCTCTATTCCATTCACCTTCATTTAGTACAATCCTACCGTGTTCAAAACGTCCTTGTAATGACCAAACAATCCTATCTACTTTCTTCTTATTACCATGTGTTAGTTCTTCAATCCTGGGAAAGAATCCATTCCTTCTCATCAAATCATGTAGATAAGGCATCACTGCATTCTTTAGTGCTCCTTTCTCAATACCAACACAAGTAGCACCGTAATCTCTAGCAGCTTTGAGTATCTTTACTGCTGTTTCTCGGACATCCCAACGACCATACTGTATATCAGCAACCCACCAACCTTTAATATTAACTTTAGCAATGGCTATCGCTGTTTGATCAAGTTTCTTATTCTTTGTTTGATTCGTCTGAGATGAATCCGTAAAACCACATAGATCCACCGCAATGAAGTAGCTACCTTCTTCAGGTTCTTCGTCACTAATCTTGATCCATTCATCTTTGAAGATCTCCGATTGCGCTGCCTCAAACGATGCCATGAACTCTTGTCTAAAAGCAAAGCTAGACATTGATCCTCTAGCTGCTTCAATCTCTGCTGGATCTAACAATGGATTATCAAAGCTAGTAAAGTGCCATGCTTTGTAATGCTCATCTTTTCCACTATCACCTAACTTGTACAACTCATAGAAGTGATTTCTACCCATAGGTGTTCCTATGAACATTGCTCTACCCTTCTGATCCGCTAAAGCAGGTCTAAGGATTTGTTCGAACACCTGTGGCTTCATATCTGCGTACTCATCCATCACCAAGTACTTTAAACTAACACCACGCATTGTCTCTGGTCTGTCAGCACCCTTCAGTGATATCATTGCTCCATTCACTAAAGTAATCTGCATGTTATTCACATGACTACCTTTAATGACTGTGTGGCCTAGCTCTAACAACGTAGTCCACATGATATCTCTAGCTTGACCCTGCGTAGGTGCTACATACCAGACATGACCCTTCTCAGTCTGTAGAGCCTCTATAATCAATGTCCAAGCTGCTAACCTAGATTTACCTGTACGTCTACCAGCAGCAATAATCTTAAACCTTGTAGGATCTTTGAAGACTTCTTGTTGCCAAGGAAGAAGTTTAACCTGTAAATCCATCTTCTTCTTCCTCTTCAGCTGTTTCTTCTACTTCTTCATAATCAATCAATGTTGTCTCAACATCTACTGGTTCGTGTTCAATCATCTCTACTGGGTTCTCATTCACTCCAGTAATATTAATGGTAATGGCTCTGGAGCCTCCAGCAATGCCTTTATCCTCAAAATAAGACACTGGTAACATCCTATCAACACACAACTTTAGTGCTGCCATCTGATCCTTATCATCATCATTCAATGCCTTATGCACTATCTTTCTGATGATAGCCTGTGAGTGTGTCAGCAACAACGAAGCTGTTAGCTCTTTAATCCTTGCTGCTTCACCAGGAGGTCTACCTCTTTTAGCTCTTTTAATGTACTTCTTTACTTCTTCTTTCTTAGGTCTTCCTCTTTTTCTTTTTTTGACAGGCACTTTCTTTTCTTCATTGACTGCCAAAACATCCTGGCTGACCAATGAAGGTAGCGGACAAGACTCAGTTTTTAATTCGGACATCGCTACCTCTATATAGTTTCTCTGCCGGAAGGCAGGACTGTAGGGTGTATATAATTTTATGTATCTACAATGTAGTGTATGACGATTAGTTATAAGTCTATTACTGAATGGTTCTTATACAATGTTTTGTTCATAGCCTACATAGAAGAGTATATTATAGCATATTTTTTTAAGTTTGTCAAGTTACTTCTTTTTATCCAGTGCAGATCAGTGCTGTAATCAGTGCAGATTACATGCAAGAATCATGCCAACATAGGCTATGGCGGGACTCCATTAACATGGTATCTTAGGCTCCGCAGAGGCTTCATAGTTAACCTATTGATTTTAAAGAGATTTCTTAATAGTAATGCATTATCATTAACATTGTCTATTTTGCTCTTTTTTGTGGCTATAGTGGTGCTACTATTTTGCTCTTTTTTGTGGCTAGGTAGCACCACAACAATTTACACTACAACTACACCCCCTCCCCCTATGTCGTATACTGTATACAGAATACAATAGAGATTGTCGCTAGGATGACAATTCAGTATACAAAGTCATAGATTGTCACTACGACGACAATTCATTATATGAAATCATAGATTGTCGTTAGGATGACAATTGAGTCTGTGCTGGATCTGTGTAGGCTTGAGTGTGTATCGGTGTAGCATCCTACAGAGTACACTTGACTGACCCTACAGAGTACACTTGACTGATACCTACAATGACACCCAATGACACCCTATTGATACACCTAAGACTTTACAGACTGTGCAGATGTTCCACGTGAAACTGTTGTATTCGAACAACATTACCATTCATTCTGGATTATTGTCCGTTCATCGGATAGTGCTGAAATGCCATTGAAATATGTTTGAAAACTCTATAAGATGGTTTTCATCGCAACCAACAAAGGATTATCTATCATGGCAATGCAGGCAGCAGAGTATAGTAAACCTCAAGTCAAAATCAGCGTTACGTCCAAGCTTGACGGCATTCGATCATGGTCACTTCAGGCACTAGATACATGTCCAGGTTCGAAGGCTAGCGATGGATCCTTAGTCGATGCTTGCAAAGGGTGTTATGCAACCACGGGCAACTATAATTATCCTAATGTCAAAGCACCAAGGATTCACAATCGTGAAGATTGGCAGCGTGATAGTTGGGTCGATGACATGGTCAAAGCTTTAGACTCTGATCGATACTTTCGCTGGTTTGACTCTGGCGATATGTATGCCATTGGATTAGCAGAGAAAATGCTTCAGGTAATGCAGCGTACACCATGGGTAAAGCACTGGTTACCGACTAGG